GTACTTTTCTTCTTCGGTCTGCGCGGTTTCCTTTGTTTCCGCTTCCGCCGTCGTCTTCTGCGTTTCGGTAACTTCCGTTTCCGTAGCGGTAGTAACGTTTGTTTCTGTCGTTTTTTGCTTATCGCCGTTTATAACGATGCGTCCGGTAGTCAGCGACTTTACGTTAGGCGGTTTCTTCAATCCTTCAATAGCCGGGAACAAATCCGTATTATGCCGCAGGGGGGTGTCTGATTGCCCTTCTGCCGTTTCGCTGGCTTTCCGGGCGGGCTCTCCGTTTGCCATCTCCAATGCCTTGCGCATGTCTTCATTAAACGCGCTGTCGGCTTTTTGAAACTGTTTTGCAAAGCGGTTCGGCTTTTGTCCTTCCGGGTAATACTCCACTTTTGTAAACTCTATAACTATGTTCTGCTTCTCGTTACTTCCGGTAGTAGCCGTAGTGTTGGTGGTTGTCCGGTCTTCCGTTCTCCGGCTTCCTTCCGTAGTTGCTGTTAGCTGGCTTTCCGCCGCCAGCTTTCCCTTACGGGTACTTCGGGTACTTGCGCACCCGAAAACCAACAGAAGCAAGAATAGGGAAAGCATGGCTAAAACAAATCTTCTCATACGTCTGTGAAATTTAGAATTTTGTCCTTCCCCTTCTTGTTAAGGGTAAGGCTTCCGTAGTTTATACAATTAAGCCGGGATAACCATCCTTTCTTGAAAACCATCTGCGAAGGGTCGCGCTTTATAATTCCTTCAATAAAGGAAATACGGGCGCGTTTTATGTCTGCAAACAGTTCGCGGGCGTTCCTTCCGTTTATCGCGGCTAAGGTCTTTTCGCCTACTATGCCGTCCACGCTTACCCCTAAAATTCGCTGTACCCCGGTAATGCCGTTCTTTCCCGAAGCCCAAACCCAATCCACTACCAAGTTGGCGACGGACTGGCTTTTTATCCGGTCTGCCTTCCATCTGTCCCAATAGTGCGGCTTCATCACGCGGCTAACCGCGTCTTCTTCGGTTATCAAACGCAAATCTTCCACATCTATATCGCCGTCACCGTCTTTGTCGTACCCTACGGCTTTCCAAGTGGCGATAGTTACCCCTTTGTTAGTTGCTCCGCCTTTGTCTGCCGGGTGGTTGGTAAATCCACCTTCCCAACTTAAAATAAAGGGGGATAATATTTCAATCCGTGCCATTTTCTGAATGTTTATTCGTTATCAACTCTACAATTTTTTCCGCGTCCTTCGCGCTTGCCGCCTGCACAATCTGCCGTATTATGTCCGGTACTTCCGCCGCGTTTACTTTGATTTTTTGCAGCTTCTCGCGTACGGAAACAAATTCTATCAATACCGCGCTAATAGTATAGACAACGGTAGCGAATGGAGCGACGTACCACGTGAACAATCCGGCTAAGAAGTCAAACATGAGGGCGAATACCATAACCCGTATGTAGTCCCCGATTTTGTTGAACGTCCGGCGGTACTTCCTGCTTCGCAGTCCTTCCCCTGCCGCCTTCGCCGCCTTGCGTCCGTAGTACATATCTATGAAAGTAGCCATCGCCAAGAATACCCAGCAAATTAGCACAATGGCTACGCGCACCGCTACGTAAACCGTCAAGCCGTGCCAGTTTTCTTGCTGTATCAATTCCAACATATTAGTAACCTTCCGTTAATAAATCGTTCTTTACCATAGTTTTGATAGCAATAACCCTGCTAAGGTGTGCTTTATAGTCCGCTACCGCTTTCGCTTTGCGGTCTTCGTCCGTTTCTATACTCAACTGTGCAGCGTAATAGTCGTTAATCAAAGAAAATTCTTCGGTTTCGTCTATTTCGCTACGGATAACCGCACGCGTAAGGTTTTCGTAGTCCGGCTTCTGCCAAACCTGCACCGTATCGTAGTTGTAAACGGTCTTTTCGCCCGTTTCCGGGTCTTCTACCTTTTCTTCCACTATGTTGTAGTTATAGTGGTAAGAACCATTACCCAACGGTAAAATAATCGCGGGTCTAACGTCTGAACTTGATTTCATAAGGTGTAATTTTGTTTAACTTGTTAATTAAATATTCGCTGTCGCTGTATTTAGCCCAACCCCACCACGCGGCTAACGTCTGCTTAAATTCATCCTCGCTTAACGGTTTCTTCCGTTTCCGTAATTTAGCTATCTTGCGGCAAAGGTTCTGTTTGATACGCTTCCTAAGCCGTGTTTCGTTCAAATAGAATACATAGCCCAAGAAATCAATACCACGCCCGAAGCTGTCGCGGTGGTCGCGTGCCACCGGAAAGACTTGTTTGTTCTGTTTGATTTCCAGCTTTACGTTAGCCGCCAAGTAGCTTTCAAACTCTGCCAGCAAAGCGTGAAGCGTCTTTTTGTCGCTATGTAATACTACAATGTCGTCGGCGTATCTGAAATAGTACCTTACCCGCTTTACTTCCTTTACCCAATGGTCGAAGTAGGTAAGTACAAGATTGGCTAAATATTGGCTAAGGTAGTTGCCAATCGGTAAGCCTTCCGCACTGTCTATTATTTCGTCCAAAAGATTGTATTTCGTCCAAAAGATTGAGTAGCCGTGTGTCCTTAATCTTCCGGCGAACAATGGACTTTAGTACGGTGTGATCTATGGAAGGGTAAAATTTGCGTATGTCTATTTTTAGGCAATACGCGCAGCCTGCCTTATCTCTGTCTATAACGCGCCTTAACTTATTTGCCGCCGCTTGTATGCCACGCCCTTTTATGCAACTATAAGTGTCCGCCGTGAAAATAGACACCCATATAGGTTCTAAAATGTTCATTACGGCGTGATGTACAATCCGGTCGGGAAAGTATGGCAAACGGAAAATCTCGCGTTCTTTAGGCTCGTATATTGTGAAGGTACTATATTCCGAAGTCCTATAAGTTCCTGCCTTTAGTGCTTCGTGCAAAGATAAAAGGTTGGCTTCCTTGTTACGGTCGTGCAACTTCACGCCGTAAGAACGTAGTTTGCCCTTGCGGGCGCGTTCGTCCGCAAGGCGCAAATTATCCAAACTTATTATTTTATCGTAAAGGTTGCCTAACCTTTTCATAGTTGTTTCTTTGCTGATTAAATGGTGTTCTTCGGTTTCCCTACCAAACCCCGTTAATGATTAATATTTTCCGCCTTTCGGCGCGGTCTTTGTCCTTATTAGCTTTACAAAAAATCAGTATAGCTGAGAGCCGATATTCGCATTCGTATTCGTAGCCGTGTTATTCGTATTCGCGTACGAAAGCCCGGCATTCGCGCTGTTATTCGCATTACCGCCGAACAAGACACCCGAAGGACAAACAACCGTGAAAATCTTCTTACTCAAAATAATAGCGCGTTCCCGAAGCCCGCATAGTTACCTTTCGCGGAAAGGCGTTACGCTTCTTTATCTCCTGCAAAATGTATTTTATCTCGCTGGAATTTGTGAAGAACTTCTTCGCTTCGCTTTCGGGGTCGTCTTTCTTGAACTTAATTTTCACGAGGAAGCGGTTCGCACCGAATTTCGTTTTCACGTCTTCGATGAAATCAATTAACCAAAACTGCAAATTGATTAGTTTCTGTTGCGTGGTTTCCGGGCAGTTAAAATGTTTGTTCGCTTCGTCCGGTTGAATGTTCAAGAACGAAAGGCTACCATCATCTGTGCTATTATTGTTTGAAGTCATTTTCTTGTATTTTTAATTGTTAAACATTCCGTTTCGTGACGTGTTACGCGGCAGGAATAAAGCAAAGCCGAGAGCCGATATACGCATTCGTAGTCGTAGCCGCGGTAGCCGTAAGCGCGTACGAAAGCCCGGCATCCGCGCCGTGATTCGCATAACCGCCGAACAAGACACCCCTTTGTGCTACGCCGCTGGCTGGTATGTTGGTATAGAAGTAGTCGGCAAAGTAGGTAGTAGAACCTGCGCCCACTTCCGTAGGCATATTTTCCCCGTATTCGCCTATCATCATGCGCTTAACATAACCTTCCTTACGTGGAAGTTCGCCGCGTTTTACGTAATTGTCATAGTTAGTATCTTGGTAGTTTGCCGGGTTGTCGCAAGTATAGAAAGAACTTACGCCGCCGTCCGCATCCGATTCAATAGCGCATTTGCATCCGTCCGTCCAACTCCAAATATGCCCGAACGGGTTTTCTATTCCCCGGTATGAAGGTACTTTTACTTTAACTACTACGCCCGTATCATATTCGTCCGGCATGGTAAATTCAACTACGCCCGAAGCGTTGCCTAATGAATTTGTAGTACCGCAGGGGACAAACGGGTAGTAGCTGTTGAATGTGTTCCACTTCGTACTGTTAAGCGTCGTAACGCCCGCACTTAATCCGCCCTGCTTGTAGCCTTCACTTGTAGGCTGCGCGTTAAAATCAAGCTGGCAGTTAAGGTTAGCGTATTCAACCACATAAAGCCAATAGGTCGCGTTTTGTGCCGCGTATAAATCGCAGTTCCAGCCCGCGCCGTTCAATCCTACTGCACCTCTGTTTCGTGCGTATTTTCGGAAGTTGGTTAGCGATGTGGCGGTAGCCGGGCGACCTAATAGGGTTCTATAAGTTCCGTCCCATGCCGTATTATTGTTGCCGCCCCGGAAAGCAGCCGTAGTATTTACCACGCTGGCAAGTTTGGGAGTAGCCGATAAAGTTCGGTCTATCGTGGCTTCGTATGCGCTCCGGTACATTTTCGGTACTTCGATAAAGCCCGGTAGCTGGTATTGCGAAATAAGGCAGGTAAACGTAGTACCGTCAAACTCAAACTTACGGTAGTGCTTCGGTATTTCTACCATTACCATGCCGGAAGCTCCGGTAAGGTCTGCCGCTGCCCCGGTGTCCGTCTTCGTACTGTCGGTTGGATGAAGGTAGGTAACAACCTGCCCGGCATCGTTAAGCAAACAACGGCGCATAAGGGATTGAACCGGGAGCGAAACATGTAGTTCCAGTCTTCCTACGCGTTCTAACGCGGTATCTGCCACGTTTATATTAATCTTTACGCCGTAATAGTAATCATAAGGAAACGCGGGCTTTGTGTTGCCCGCTGCAATAATTAAACCCATAGTTATAATTTTTAATAGCCCCAAATCAGGGCGGTTGCTGAACTCGTTTCTTTTATCTCTCTGATAATTTCGGGGTTCCATCCCGTTTCAAAGCGCGTGCTTATAAATTCGCCTTCGGGCATTCCCCAAAGGTTTACTTCCAATACTACCGCCGCTTCGCCATCGTTTTTTAAGCAAAAAGGCGTATCCATTCGGAAGTTGCCACCGGAAAAATCCACGTTCCCGGCTACCGAAATTTGCGCGCTCACTAAATCGCCGTTTCTATTTTCCATACGCTTAATTTTAAGTCGTTACAAAAATACTTTCTTATCGTATTAGTTTAATACGTCGTGAAATACTCGTGAAGTGTTTGTTTAGCCGAAGCCGTGAAATTCGGCGTTACAACACTTCTATTTAATGCCTTGCGCCGTGATGCATGGCTTATTCTCTTATGTTCAATAAATAGGCGTAATATCCGCTGCTTCCGTCCCAAACTAAAAGAAACTCGCGTATGTCGCCCGCCGCCATGTTCCACTTTCCGGTTTCGTTTCCCGCGTTGTTGTTCATACGGTACGGGTAGTAGTTGCTATCCATAGCATTGCCGCCGGAACTGTTCTTTACGAATGTATTACGCCCGCAAACGTACCCGGTCTGCGTGCTCGTTCTATCACAAATAATAGTAATCCTTACGGCAAAGGCTGTATAATTACTAATGCCTAACACAGTACAAATGGAATCACGACGCGGTAGTCCTATGCCGCTGTTGCTATAAATGAAGCGCGGCATTAACTTGAATAACGTAGGCTTGGTAGCGTCGCCCGGTGTAAGGCAGGTATTTACGGAAGGCAAAAGTTTTGATATGCCGTAATCCGCTACGTAGCTGTCGCAAACTATCGCGCCTTTGCTCACTATACCCAAATTAACCATCGCACCGGACGCTTCAATAAGTAACCCGTAGTTAGTTCCGTAGCTGTTTGGTGTCTTGTTGGTAAAACGTCCAACGCCGACCAACCCGGTAGAAGCTGGTAATACGTTCGTTCCAATGGAAGCCCAGCGGTAAGAATCCGAGAACTTTATAAAACTGCTAAGCAATGCTAAACCACTTCCGCTTGTGTCGCCGGATGAAGCCGCTACGCCTATTCGTCCGCTTGCTATCGCAAAGCCGCCAATACTTCCGGCGTTTGCGTTGATTGTTCCCGTTATAGTTCCTTTCGTAGCTACAAAGCTACCGTCTTGCAGTACGCGGAAAGGTGCGGTAGCCCGGTTTCCCTTGCTTGCGCCAGCCCAAAACCTTACGCTTGTGTCGGCTGTGCCTTCCCCTGTTATTCCTGCTTTTATACTCGCGTCACTACCTGCAAGCTGAACCGTTCCGGCTGTTACTATGCCACCGTCTATC